GTATCTTTAACATTAACTTCTATATACTTAGGCTTTGGAGTTTCTCCTCCCTCTATATCACCTACAGTTTCAGTCTTCTCTTCATTGCTAGGTTCTTCACGACAACAATCAAAACCAAATAGATGTATATCTCTAAAGCCTAGAGTATGCAGAAGACCAATACCTCTCATGGCAGCACAAGTACCACCAGTAATTAGAGTAGCTCCTTGAGGTATGCCTAGATCCTCTGATAGTTTTACCTGTTGGTTTTGTATCTGTGTACCCTGCTCATCGTTGCTTCTCAATGAGTCAGTAAAGGCATGCCATCCCCATATATTAGCTTTACTCTCTATAAGAAAGTTAGTAACAGATGGATCAGTCATAGAAGCTACAAAGAATTTTGTATCCAGATCTATATCTTTAAACAAATCTTTACGTACAATGTTATGAGTAGACACTCCTGTTATAGGTCTAGGGTCAAGTATAATACAAGCCCAAGGTGTAATACCATTCTCTATTAGGTGGGGATATGCATGTTTAACAGAGATAAGTTTAGCATCAGGATTATCTTTTACGAACTGTCTAAGTTCTTCATAGTCTATATAAGGGCCAGCAGATATAACAGCAGATACACCCTTATGACCGGGATGTTTAGTCAACCACTTCTTAGGTTCAATCAAAGTCATATTAGATTTAATATTGTTCTTGATGTAATCTTTTGGTACACAGTCTCTTGGGTGTACAATAATAGGAACTCTCTTGAGATCCTCTGGTATATCCTTTAGGTTATGATCATGAAGAAACACAACAAGGTGAGTATTCCCACCACCAGATACTTTGTCACCCGAAGGTAAGAGATACTTTCGAGTGGTTGATTGTTCATCGAAAGAAGTCCAACCATCATCAGTTGTCTTTTGAGCATCGACTTTTTTTGTTTTAACATTGTTGAATGCATCCTTAACTCCTTGATATTTCTCAGGGGGTATTCCCTTGTCATCTTCTTCTTCAGTAAAGTAATGATCAGCTATAACAACTGGCACTTCTTTAAGTGCTTCATACTCTACTGCTACAGTTTCTACACTATTACCACTACCTATCAGTGCAACTGTAGCATCAGAAGATGTAAACTTTTTATCCTTTAATGTATCTCTAACATTTCCTTTGGTTAGTTCAAAGGTAAATGTCTTATCTTCTTTCTGCTTCATATGTTCTTGAAACTCTTTTAGTCTTTTTTCAACAGCTTCAAGTGTATTGTGAGGTTTAACATTAAACTCTTCATGATCTGTCTGTGGAGTAGCATCCTCAAACAAATCAAATCCTATATAGTGAACCTCTTTGTTCTTATCAAATGCAGCCAAAGCCATCTCGATAGCTCTACCTCCATTCCATGTACCAGTTTCAAGAATACGAGTTGGTTCATAGAAACGTATAAGATCAGCTAACTGTCTGTATCTGTTAGGTAGTATGTCTGGAGTTGTATCTTTATCTGATAGCTGAATGATACGATTACCATCAGCATCTCGAATACCCATATTCTTTCTATCGGTAAGACTAACAACACCAACAGACTTCAACTGCTCTTCTTCTATCTCATGAATGTGCATACCATGTGCAGAATAAATAGTTATTAATCTATTAAGTATAAAGGTATAGCTCCACTCTCTATAGTTAGTAAACTCTCCAGAAATAAAAGCACCCCTTAGATCACCAAGAAGATCGGAGGATGTTTGCCTTATCATATTAAAGGCCATAAAATAATCATGATCTTTTATGGTAAGTATATCTATAGGATCTTTAGCAGGGAACATAGAGTCTAGAGCTTTCACAGAGATTGGCTTTATGTTTATACATGTAGGATCAATCCATACAACCCAATTTATATTACTAAAAGCACACTCAGTTACAGCCATAACTTTAGAAAGATACTTAACAGCATCTATATTCTCACTGTAAGGTACAGTCTTACCTTCTGTTCCATCATGCTTACCATACTCTTTCAAAAACTTTTTGTAGTCCTCTACCTCCAGAAGATTATGGTAGTGTATGTTAGGTGCTTGAGGTAGAGAATAGTTTGCCAGATCTATATTATAATAGTAGCAATGAAAGTCTATTTCTTTTTCCCAATTATCTCTAAACTCATTAAGTAATGTGATGGTACTCTGTTGTAGTAGAGTCTCATCAAAGACTGTTACGATATTATATTTCATCTATTGAATCTTTCTTTGATCTAAATAAAGCTATATTACTGTAGTCTGCATTCCATTCAGCAGCATACTCTCCATCCTTTGCTCTCATACACTTCCACTCTTTAAACCAAGGGCCACCTGTTGTGAAGTGTACGTTCTTTGCTTCTATATCCTCTGGTGAATGACCATCCAGCCAATTCCATTCTTCATGTATAGAACCAATAAGACTGTCTCTGTTAGGCAACCATTTAAACTGGTGTAGATAAGAACCACTCTGACTATTAACAACCATAGGAGTAAGCTCTTTATTTAATTCATGTCCACAGTTAAACAACATAAGGCTTGACCAATTCTTTCGGGGATAGGCACATTGTTTCTGGTTGTCCATCTTGTACTCAGCAGTAGGTTCATACTTATGCTTGACACAATAGAGGGGTAGGTCAGGATCATCATACTCTTTAAACAATTCTGTTATGTCTGTTCTTGGAAACATATCACAATCCATATACAAAGCCCATCCATCCCAAAGCATTAGGGCTGGTATAAGAAAACGACTAAAGCTAAACTGTGTAGAAAAAGGACGTTGATCTTTTGTATCAATCATCTGTCCATTAATCATTTGATAGGGTCTATACAATAAACCAGCACGTTCTAACTTTTCTTTATCAAGGAAAGTTATATCCATAGTCTCTGGTGTATCTCTCCTTAAGAGGTGATCAAGTACTATAGCAGCTACTCTCTCTTTAGGATCATACCCTATAAATATTTTATATATTCTTTCTCTTTTTTTCATTTGTATCTCCTGTAAAAAGGGAGGACACACACCATGCCCTCCCTAATCTCTTACGTAAATTCAATAAGTCTTGGCATTTTATCTTCTGGAATATTTCGTTTTAGCTTGATGATAACCATCCCATTTGTAAACGATGCTTCCGTAACTTCTATATTCTCAGCAAGATCAAATGTTTTTGTAAATGCCCGACTTGCTATGCCCTTATGTAAAATGTTCTCCTCTTCTTCTTTAGCAGAATTGTTTCCACTAATGGTTAATCTCTGTTCTTCTTGAACAACTTTAACTTCATCTTCTGTAAAGCCAGCTAAAGCTAATTCAAGTCTGAACTCCGTATCTGAAACTTCAATAAGGTTATGTGGGGGATACTTGTCTTGACTAGCACTATCAGATTGTATATCCATTATTCTAGCCAGTAACCTATCATAACCTATAGCCCTCTTATGGAAGTCCTCCAATGTAGGGGGAAGTCTGAACGACCAATTACCTTCGAGTCTTACATTCATAGTTTTCTCCTTTTCAGCAAGAGTTTATGGAACCCACCATTGGCATTCCATATACATATTATACTACGACATATAGTATTTAGTCAAGCTTTTTTTTAAACTCCACAAGTTCCACCAGCATTACTGATCTCACATATGTCATGAGCCTGTATATTATCTTCAAATTCTTCACCTAATTTTTCACTGGCTTCTGAATAAGCAACCCTTGTTAGAGGTTGACCACCCCTACATCCATCTGGATAGCAGGTAAATCCTCTTAGTCTATGAGCATACTTAGCTAGAGTCTGGGCAAAGTCTTCTACCTTATCTTCGTTGTTATCCTCAGTATCCCATGAAGGTAGATTGATTGTAGAGGAGATAGACATATCAACATACTCTTGTACGTTGGCTTGAAAGTTTAGTCTTCTCTCATAGTCAGTAGCTAGATCAAGAGCAGAGTCAATGCTGTCAGGCTTAACACCATAAAGCTCTATCATTTCTTGAGCAGCACTATCAACAACATACTGGTAGTGCCATCTCTTGTTCTTGAGATACCTACGTTTGTAGGCTACAGCAAAGATAGGTTCAACACCAGTAGATGTACCAGCAAGAATACCTATCGTACCTGTAGGTGCTACAGCCCTGACAGCAACAGGTACAGATATGTTTAGTTGATTAGCAAAGCTACGAGCTACCTTATCACTCTCAGCTTCATACACTTTAAACCATCTATGAAGTTCTGATGTAGTCTCATACCTATGACCACGTTGTATCAACCACTCATGTAGCCCCATCAAACCTAAACCTAAACGTCTATTTGTATCTCGAACTTGATACACCTTTTCGTAGGGGAGACTTGCTCGAAGGGTTCCACACAGTAGAAATTGTGTGGCAAGTTGGACAACTTCCTGCAACTGGTTAAGGTCATCAATACGAGCAAAGTTAAGACTACCAAGATTACATACGTCAGAGTCATCCTCACTGGTGACTTCAGTACAGGCATTTCTGAGTGTTTCGTTTTCTTTCTCGAAGAAGTTGAACGAGAACCCCGGTTCAGCAGTTCTAAGAGCCTGACGTACATTAGTCCTAAAGACATCTCCTATCTCTCCTTTCTCCCAATAGTTTAACAACCATTCGGTATCGTAGTTTACAGATATGTTTGTCATATCCAGTGGTGCAGGGAAGTTAAAATCATCCTGCTTAATATCAAATAAAGTTTTACCTGTATTACCAACAGGCATATCAAACCAGTTCTTAGCTTTAAGAAACTTATCTACATCATCGTGTTGCCAATTAAGAGAAGCATAGATAGCAGACCTACGACTACCACCTTGCATAACCTTCTGTCCTATAGAGTTAATCATCTGCATCTTAGGTATCGGGCCACTGGATATACCACCAGTACCCTTGAGGGTTTGTCCTTCAGGTCTATAGACAGAATAATCTATACCAATACCACCACCTGTCATAAGGCAGGACTCAGACTTCCAAGATAGATCAGCCCAATCCTCTCTAGTATCTTCTTCTGCTTTAAGTAGATAGCAGTTGTTAAAGAACTTCTTCTCTCTACCTGCATAGTAAAGGTAACGACCACCCGGAATAAATCTAAGATTAGATATATGATCTATCAGAGCTTCCTTATCATCCTTAGATAACTTATCCTGACATACATCCTCAACTAATGTACAAGCCAGTTCATGAAATGTCTCTGCACCTTCATGAGAATACTTGGTATAAAATATATCTTCACTAAATTTAGATCTGAACTGTGGATTTCTATTTGATTTAAACATGCCTACCCCTTTCCCCTATTAGATTGTTAAATAATTCTTGTTGTTTTTCTTCCTCTGGATAATGCATCTGCAATATTAACTCTGCATAATGTATTGCTTTCTCAATATCCTTCTTACCTTCACCTTTAGTACGATGTCGAGTAATATATTTTATCACATTACCCTCTAGGTAGTCAAGATTATTTGCATGAATATACTCTACTGGTTGAATACCACACCCCTTATAGTGATCTCCACCAACTTGAGTATCTAAAGGATTAGATAAATTTTTGTAGTTTTCTTCTAACATTGTCTGAATCTCCTGATTGAATTACCTCGTAAGCAAATGTTCTAACCTTGGATGGTGGTAGCCCTGCATAATAACATATAGCTTCAAAGTCTTCACAGGTAACACCACTTGATGTAAAGAACCAAGCATGAGCTTGATCCCTATGTAAAGTTATTTTACTATCTTCTTTTTCTTTTATTGGTTTAGATACATCTATTAATGCTTGAACAATAACAGCTATATATAAACTTTTATGTGGATCTTTTTCAGTAAGATCATATAAGTGTTCTGAAGATACACTCGTGTCAATCTTCATCATACTCTTGAACAGGTCTATAGAACTTACCTCCTACATAGTTATTGTAAAAGGCTGGTTCATCTGTTCCCTCCAATACAGAAGCTAAAACATTATACTTCATCTGATAGTAACACTCATAATATCTTAAGCTCCTTTTGTTTTTAAACTCTGCAATAATTTCAAACTTAAAATGTTTCTTACCTATCTTATTAATATCTTCAATAAGATGTTTGCTTGAACCCATATAAGTTTTCCAATTAGATTCAGTCTTCTTAGTTTTCTTTTTATACTTACGATAGTTGTAGTACTGCTTACAACCTACATAAGCTTTATTAGTTTTAGTATTAGTAATGCAATAAACAAACCCGAACTGTGTTAGATCGGGCTTCTTAGAATACTTCCAATGCATTACCAATTAACTACTTCTTGAACATCAGGCTCCTTACCAACCTGCACCAGATATCGTTTACCTTTTGCATATTGAAAGACCCTGATACCTTTCCCTTGATTAACATCTGACCAACACTCTCTCTTATGACCACAATAAACACAACCAAAGGGTA